GGGAAGCCGTAGACGGCAAGAAAAAAGAAAAGAAAATGTCCAAGGGCGAGTCTAAGATGAAGAAGGTGCTGCAAGAATTTAAGTCTGGTACGCTCAAGTCTGGGAGCAAAAAGGGTCCCGAGGTCAAAAGTAAGAAGCAGGCGCTAGCAATAGGCATTTCAGAAGCCCGTAAGGCTGGAGCAAAGATACCTAAAAAATCTAAAAAATAAGCGAGGGTTATGACAGAGCGAAAAACGGTTGGCCAAGTCTCTTCAGAGCTGGCCATAAAACAACCCGATACGCGTGATCCAATAGAGTTAGAACGTGAGATGCACTCGGACTATGAACAAAAAATTGACGAGTGCATTGCTCTTCACAAGAAAAAATGGACTCAAGATTTCTATATTATCGTTATCACAAAAAAAGAACCGCTCATGCCGAATGTCATACGTAATTATTTTTATGGGCGGCTTTCGTGCCCAACACCAGATTACGATCAAACGGTCTATTTTTATGACCAAGAAAACGATATAATTGAGTTTTTATGGGTAATTCCATCAAAAGACACCTGTCTTTATTTAAAAGAAAATGCGCTCTTAGTAGATCCGGCAGAGTCTCAGTTGCTCCGCTTTGTCCTTGATTTTGCTGATGGAACACTTTTTGCAATAGCTAAGGCACGTAATGGAGAGCGGTCAGATTCGCCATTATTAACATAGGGGAGAGACAGTGATTGACGGTACATTAAACAATGAAGTAGTTGTCGAACAAACCGTTGTTGAACAGTCAGAAGCTGAACAACAAGTCGAAGCGGCGAGTAATGAACAAACAACACCCACTCCTGAACAGGTTCAAGAGAAAGAGGTTTCAACAGCCAAGAACATGCGAGCATTGCGTGAGAAGTCAGAGCGAATTGAGCGTGAGCGAGATGCAGCTCTGCGTCAACTTAAAGAAATTGAAGCGCAAAAAACGATGGCTCAAGCGCCAGTCGAGGACGATGAGATTAACATTGGTCCCGATGATCTTGCCGAGGGAAAACACCTAAGCAAGGTTTCCCGCAAGATCAAGAAGCTCGAAGAACAAATCAAGGGTTACCAACAACAGACAACGGCAGTTTCTATTGAAGCGAAGCTTAAGTCTGCTTATCCCGACTTTGATACGGTAGTTTCAAAAGACAATATTGAGACGTTTAAGGACTCATATCCAGAGATTGCACAATCACTAAGTGAATCTCAAGACATGTATAGCAAGGCCGTATCTGCCTATACGCTTATAAAAAAGCTAGGAATCCACGTGGAAGATCTTTATTCTGCTGACCGTGCAATGGCGCAAAAGAACGCGACTAAACCAAAACCACTCGCATCGGTAGCTCCGCAACAAGGTGATAGCCCACTCTCTCGTGCAAATGCCTTTGCCAATGGTCTGACCGAAGAGCTTAAGGTTCAATTGAACAAAGAAATGGAAGAATCGCGGAAAAATCGATAATACCGATGAACTTTATTTTCGACATGTATGTTAAATTGACGGTGCCATGGATGATCTCCATGGCATCTCTCATTCCTTATGGATATTTATTTATAAAGTACTGTGAACCGGCAAAAATACTATTTCTATCTCTGTGTCTTTTTCTTTTTTTATGTCTTATTGATGTGTTGTCTGGCATATATGTGTTACCAGCTTACATAGTAGATATACGTCTCGCATTCTAATTAATCAAACGATTGCAAAACCCAATACTTAGTTTTATGGTAATGGTGAGCGTATAGAAGCGTCGCTCACTTCATTCGGCGTATCGAGACTCGCCATCTCATGACGTACTAAGCTTCGTCAGCTTAAGGTATCTGTTATAAAAACATTTATGCTTAAGGAATCTTATGCCTATAACAACTTCTCTTACGCTACCACCACCAGTGCAGCAGAGCTTCAGTTATAAGCTGTTGTCTGTACCGGTGCCCAACATGATCCACAAAATCCCAGCCATGAAGAAGAATATGCCCCGTAATGGTGGCCTAACACTTCGCATGCGCCGTTATTCTCCACTCGGAACCGCTATGGTACCGCTTGGCTTTAGTGGTGTAACACCTCCATCACAGCAACTGACAGCTGTTGATATTGATGCGAACATTGATTTTTACGGCACGTACGTCCAGATCAATGAAATCGTAACGCTTACAAACCAAGACCCTAAAAAATATGGGGTCATTAAATCCCGAGTGATTGACTTGGAAGCCGAAGTGGTTGCTTAACTAACCGGTGACAAGGCCGAAGGTTTATTTTTTAAGGGATGAAGATGCCAACGCGAATTAAGATTTTTGGAAATTCTTTCATTGCTCCAATTTCTCTTTTTAAGTTCCAACACAATATCCGACATAGCTTCTATCTTGTGCTTGCCTCTCGCCCTATTGTGGCGAATAGTCGAAGCTATTCGATCCCCTTTCTCTTGGCACTCCTCTTTAATACAGGCAAGCGGCAGATACCCGTGTATCCTTTTATTTACGGCCTTGCTTTCCTTGCCCACCCTGTGCCTATGGAACCCATCTACTACCTCGTATATGCCATCTCTAGGCCATGCGACAATAGGTTGCGTGTATCCGTCATTATCTATGGACGTTTCCAACAGCTTCATTTCAGGGGGCGCGACGGTATTAGGGTTGTAGTCATTTGCGACTACTTCCTCATTCTTAATCCACAATACGCAATCTACAGGTTCGCTCTTAAACGGACTCAAGGCGTGTAGTTCAAGGCGCAGCCTGTTTATTTCTTTCACCTTCTCGTCAAGAGGTAAGTCTTTTATATGCTT